TGACGCGGCGGTCGGTTTCGTCTTCGGTGACTTCCACGCGGGAAGTTTTGAAGCCGGGATCATTAACCGGCTGGTTGTCGGTGGACTGGTAAGCCTTAACGGCCTCGGCTGCGGCGTTCTTGGCTACATCCGCCAACAGGGTTTGGAGTTCAGTTGTCATCTCCATTGTCTTTTTCTCCTGTGTTGGAATGGATTCGGTTTCGTCCGCAGCCAGGGCTGGGGCGCTTGGGGGTTCGGGCGCGGCCTCTGTCGCCGCCTCCGCCGTCGCGCCGTCTGCCGCCTCCGCCTGTGCGGTGTTGGTCATAACAAGCCCCAGCGCCTTTGCAGCGCCCAGGGCGTTATCCGTGAGCATGCGGGGCTCCATCGGGCAAACCGTGAGGGTGTCGCGGCGCAGGGGCCAGCGGGTGATTGCCCCGTCTGCCGCCTTCTCCACGCCGCCGGATACCGCCTCGGTCGAGTTGCCGATCAGCCCCTCTCTGATGAGGGTTTCCAAAAATTCCATGTAGCTGGCCCGGCGAGAAAGCACCCGCTCGACCCATACCCCCCGTTCGTCCTTGCGGGCCGTCTTCCAATCGACGTAGCCCAGAATGTCATCGGCCTTCGGTCCGTCGCCTTCCGGGTCCATGCCGTGCTCCCAATCGACGTACAGCAGCCCCGTCTTGGTGTAGGAGCTTTCCAGGTCTACGCCGGGGGCAAAGTACTCCCCAATCGTTCCGTCTTCGTTCTTGCGGTCGCTGGCAATCCCCTCGAGGTCGCGCCCGCCGAACAGGACAATGTAATTTGCGACGCGTAGTTCTTCCGGCGTCTCGCTGACGGTCTTCAGGGCATTGCCCTTGACAGGTTCCGGCTCCGGTTCGCCTTCCGGCTCTGGTCGGGCGTCGTCGTCGTCCGGCTCCATCTCGACGGTGGTATCGTGGATCTGCTTTGCCGCGGCCCGGATCGCCCGGATGCGCGCCCGGTCGTCCCTGTTGTTGCGGTTGCCGGTCTTGGCTTCGGCCTGCTCCGGTTCGCCCTCGGGCAGGTTCCCCTCACCCGCCAATACTTCCGGTTCGTTTTCGTTTGGCATCGTCACAACTCCCGGTAGGTAAACAAAAAAAAAGGCGGCGCTCCGATTGATTCGGAACGCCGCCTTTACAGTGCCTTGTGCGTGTCAGCCGCCCTTGCCTTTTCGCGCCGCCCGCCTGTTATGCGGGCCCGATGGCGCTATCCTGCGAGATGCGGCAGAGATATTTAGTTGTTGCCTGTATTACTACAAGTATACAGATAATAGCACGAATTTTCTATCATGTCAAGTGGTTATTCCGTCCAACGGGTTCAGTGCGTCGAACGCAATCTTACGCACCCGCTCATTGACCTCGGGGTCAAATGCGATCTTACCCAGTTCCTCACACAGGCGGCGCACACGGGCGCTCTCCTTGACGGCTTCGCACGCGTCGCCCTCCGGCCTGACCGACAGCGCAACAATCGCCCCAAGCACCTCGCCGCGCACGGCACTCGCGCAGGCCGGGCACAGGATCAGCCGCTTCTTCCCCGTGATGACATTCATCCCGATCCAATAGGGCCTAAGTGTTTCTAGTGTCAGGTGTTCACAAAATATAAAGTTGTCAGTGTTCATTCTCTCCTCGCTCTCTCTTGTAACATACAACTTCCCGAATGCACCCTACCCAAGATTCAACCGCCGCAACGCCGCTTGATATGCCCTTGCAACTACAGCACGAAAGGCGGACGAACGGAACGACAGCGGCCCACTCAGTAGAGTGGTGATTTTCTTCCATCCCACCCTAGCCTCATGCCTGCTCTGGGCGGCAAAGCCCATCACGTACGGGGCGTGAGGCGCGGAGTTCTCGAAATACACTTGCCCTTCTGCCTGCCTGGCGCTCCAGCTATCCGCCAGCGTGCCGGTGCGGTTGTAGGGTGTGTCAATGGCTCCCGAACGTAGCGCCCAGAAGAAGAAGCGCCGCTGTTTCTCCGTGAAAAACGGCGTACCATAGGCATCCGCCCGGCTGACATATTTCTGCGGTGGGTACTCGCGCAGCACATCCAGGGCATAATCGGATACCTCGGAAAGCACCTCCTCTTTGAGAACCGGCGGGAGGCGGCGTATCCTGGAAATGACATCGTCTAAGCCTGAAATCCGAATGGACATATCGGGCATATTTCACCGCCTAGGGCACAAGCTGCTCCCCGGTTTCGGGGTTGATAATCGAGCAATCGCAGTGCCAGCCGCCGCAATCCAGGGTTTGAGAGCCGCGCTGCCCGGGGATATAGCCGTGGTCGAGAAACCACTGGACAGGGTGGATTTGCCCATCTAGATCGGCGCACGTTCCGCAGTGCTCCTCCGTATTCCCGAGTACCCATTGTCCGTTCTGGTTTTTCTGCGCTTCCATCTTGGCATAGTTGTATATGCCAATTAGCGCCCCGGCATATCCGTCCGCCCGGGCGTCGATAAAGCTCCCCCGGTCTTCATCGGTCTTTTCCGGGTCGCGCCGCAGGTCGCGCAACTGGGCGAACAGGTCAGCCACAAACTCCACCTCCCTGTCAATCTGCCCGTTCACCCAGGCCTGCAAATCGTCGCTCATGGGCCCGTTTGCTCCGCCGTCAACCCACCCGGCGACGGCGGTATAGTTGAATCCATCGTTGACGATCCGGCGAAACTCGTTTTTGAAAGCCGTAATCGAGCGGCTGCTATCCATGTAGTCGGCCATTGCACCGGATATCCGCTCGTGGTATTCGCCCTCGATCGTCGCCAGATCATCGCCCAGCGAGAACTTGAAGTCTCCGGCAATCGTATCCATTGACAAGCCCCTCCTGACAAGGTAATCGGTTTTCAGCGCCCCAATCGCCGCCCTCAAGTCGTCCGGCAGCCCGTAGCGCCGCGCGGCATAATCGGCGGCGACAAGGATGGTGTCAACCAGGCGGGCGTGGGGGTTATTCATGGTTTACCAATCCCCTGATTGATTGCGCCAGTCTATCCAAAATATACACATCTCGCCATGTTGGGATGGTTGCCTCCCGATATCTCGCTAGCCGCCATACCGCAAGAGTAATAATCAGGCGGCGGTAGAACAGGTCGGGCACTCGGTTGTACTTGTGCCACGCCACAACGAGCCGCCAGAACGGGTAGTCTTCGCGGATAAATAACGCATCATTTCTAAGCCGGTCCTGCTCAATCAGGCGCAAGCGATACGGGCCAATCTGGAGCTTGCCGGTTTTGGCCCAATCGCGGCCAAATTCGCCGGAGTCCAACAGGTCACGCGCTATCCATATCTCCGCCCCGCCCTGCCACTCGTACTCTATCCGCTCTGTGTTGCCGCGACAGCCACAGAACTTGTGAAAAACGATTGTTCCGGGGTTATTCATGGTTACAGCTCCAATACCGTGAACGGCTTGCATACCCAGGGCGAGAAGTGGGCCGCGGCGCGCAGGGCGGACTTAACAGCCTGCCTGGGCGGAATGCTATTTGCTAGTGTGTGAAGCGCACCCAGGGCAAAATCCCGCCCTGCACCAATGGCGCTGAAGCCCAGGCGGTACTCAAGCACCTGGTAGTTACTTTCGACCTCGTACAGCCGCCCATGAAAGCCAATCAGGAATGAGTTTTCCGTCTCCTCCCTGTTGTTGTCTACCGTGGACGCGCCGTGCTCTTTCAGCGCCTTTCGAATACCCTCCGCCACAGTGTTGACCATGTAGGCCATATCGTCAACGGTTTCTGGCTGGGCCTCCAGAGATAGCCCGTACTGGACAATCTGGATAATGCGGGGCGAACCGGTTGAGCCAATCAGCAATTCGCCCAAACGAAACACTTTGGGTTGGGCAATCTTGCGGGCAAGGTAGTAGGTACCCGCCAAAGAATCACCGCCTATATACACTTTGTCTTTGTGGATAAGGCCGACGATGCAGGTCATAATCTCCCTCCGCAATGTTCGCACGCATTCGCCGTGCCGGGGTTTAGCTGCCCGCAGTAGAAGCAGCGCACCTTGTCGTCCACGGCAGCGACTATGTCAATTTTGCCGCCCGCAAAGTACAGGCCAATGCTCTCTAGGGCGTGCGCCAGGGATTCGGCGCTTTTGCCCCGTAGGCCGTAGGGCAGAATGAACTCCGCCCTGATACGGATAACCGGCTCGCCCGCGTTGGCGTTGGTGTCAAAAGCGGTACAGCGCAGATGGTAGGCAGATCCGGGTGTGGGCTTTGGGCGGGGTTGGTGGATCGCCTGCAAAATCGGGGGCATTTCCGTAAGCTCTGCCTCGCTCAGTTGCGAAACAGGTACACCTTTCCAGGTTGGTTCCGATGTATAGGTGTTCATTCTCTCCTCCCGCGACTAGTGCGGCGCTCCTTGGCCCGCTCTGTCTCTTGGGCCAGTACTGTACTGAGATTGCCGCCGTAGGCCAACAGGAACACACCCAAGGCAACGCGCCAGTCTACCCAGGCAAGCAAAACCACGCCAGCGATCCCAAGGATCAGCGCAAGGGCCCGTAGCACAATTCTGGCCTTCGCCTTCAAAATTTCCGCTTCGAGAAACTCAATCATCTCTTTTTCTTCAACTGCGTTCATTCTCTCCTCCTCACTCTCACTCCGGCACTGTCATTTCCGGCAGCTCGAAAACCGCATCAATCTCACACCCGCATTCGGGGCAGTTGAGCTCTGCCCTGGTTTCCTTGAACACCCTGTACTCCTGTGGTGCTAACCGGTGTTCGGTCGCCATCTCCCACCAGTAGAGATTGCCGAATGAGACAATCCACCAGAGCAAATGCAGGTCAACGTACGGGTGCTTTACGTCAACATGTATCCCGAGTGAAGCCCAGGGGCCGATACAGTTCTCGATGTGAAATCTAAACTTCATAATCTCCTCCTCTCGCTACTACCTATGCTCCGACTCTCGGTACTCTGAAAGCTTTTCGCGGGTAGCAACATTCACCAGTTGTTCGTGCCAAACAAGCGGCCACGGGTAGCCGGGGCTTGGATACTGATACCAAAACAGCACACCCCCGCAATGCTCGCACGGGGCGCCCATTTCGGCATCCGTTCCATACCGGCACATACTTGCGCCGCAAGTGTCACAGATGGCAAACATTCTCTCCTCCTCTCCCAATCATCAGGCATCCGCCGTGCCCTTCACCGCCGCCACCGCCCCCCACAGCGCCGCCACGAGCGGGGCAATGTCCGGCTCTGCCTGGGCTTTCCTGGCGTACAACGCGCCGGGGTTGGCAAACACCGCCGCAATGTCCTCTGCGGTCTTTGCTTCTGCCAGCCCCGCCGTTACCCGGTCGGCAACGTCCGCGGGGATGTGCTGGCTCTCGAACAGGCAAACTGCGCTCCCGTGTTCCTTCAGGCGCTTGCCTGCCTTGCGCTGCCAGCGGGCCAGGTCGGACAGGGCTGCGACGGTAAGCGCCTGCTGTTCGGGCGCTTCCAGGGCCGGCTGCGGCGTCTGGGCTTCCGGTGCGGGTGCTTCCCCTTGTGGGGGTTCGACCGCGGCGGGCAATACCGGGGCGGGCGGCGCTTCCGGCTTGTCGTCCAGGTCCGCATATTCCCAGCCGCCGGGCAGGTCAAGGCCCAGCATTTCTGCTACGAGGGACTTAGGCAGGCCCGCACCGGCGTAGGATGCAAACGCGGATGCGCGCTCTTTCTCATCGGCCTTGAACGCGTCCATCGTTTCGGGGTGGAATTCGATCCGGTATCCCAGGGGCGCGAGCAGTTGGGTATTCAGCACCTCGGCAATGAATTCGCATTCGGGGACAACGGTCTGGTTCAGGAAATTTAGTTCGTCCTGCTGGGCCGTGGCGTAATTGGCGGCGTTGGCAAACAGCATGGACTGGGGAATGCCCAGGGCAATCGCGATCTCCTGCCGTTTGGCCTCCGCCAGGGTCGAATCGTCTAGTTCGGACAGGCCCTCACCGATGACGACCGGCGTCACTTTGCCGGCCTGAATAACCTTTGCCGAGAATGCGTTCTTGATGCCGTTGACGATATCGGCCCACCAGGTTTCCAATCGCTTGCGTTCGTCGGCGTTGGGTGTGCCGTCCACGGTCAGGAGCGTTACCTTGACCGCGCCGCGGGAGAAGAACGCGGCCGCGAACTCATCGAAGGAAATCAACACCCCGCCGGCAGCCAAAGCAGCATAGGCGGGCGATGTTTCCGGCGGGCCGATTTCAACGGTGTAGTCCTCGGGCCAAAAATAAATAATGTCGTCCGCCGCCAGTTCCTTTGTTCCCGCGCCCACGCTGCGGGTGAACCCGGTCAGGCCGTTCGTTTCGTCGGCCTTGTAATCCACCGTGGTGGGTATGAGATAGCGCAGGCCCAGAACCTTGCCCGACTTGTTTTTGAGCTTCGAGAGATAGGCTCGGCCCAGCATGGTCATTGCCATTTCCAGCAGGCGCAGGGTCTTGCGCGGCACAGGCCAGAAACCCAGTTTATTCTGATAATCGGCGCTCGTGTCAATCTCGGTCTTGCCCCGGTAGATCGAGAACGGGATACCCGCCACACCCTTGGAGCGCAGGTCCACGCCGCGGAACATGACCGCGACTTCCTGGTAGAGCCGCTTCACCGCCGCATCGGACCCGGTGTCACCGCCCATCAGGAACTTCCAGGCCGCATCCGGGTACTGCTCCAGCAGGATTGACTTATCCGCCGCCCCCAGGTTGACCGCCTGCCGCCCGTCGAAATAGATGACTTTTGCGTTTGCCATAATTGCCTCGCCTTACGAAATGAACCAATCGCCGCCGCGCAAATCATTCCACACCCAGAACGCGGCGTCGGCTAAATCCAATGGCTTCCTGGGAAAGCGCCGCAGGGACCGCTCCAGTGCCCCGTGCGTACCGGTGGCGTGCAGCACCAGCCCGCTCTCGTAGTCCGTCAACATGCGCTGGTTCCGCTCGACCTTGCTCCCGTACCCCGCCCCCGCCTTGTCGCTCCTGAAGGCGGGGAAGCGGGCCGCGCCCATCTCCGCCGCCAGTTCGCGGCAAGCCTGCTGGTACACGGTCCCCCATGTGTCACCGCCTTGGTCGGTCTCTACGCCTACGGTCGATGCGCCCAGCTTGATCCCCTTGCGGATGGCCCGCTTGAGTGCGTCAACCGGGCTTGTCACCGCTTCCCAGGCGTATAGCATCACAAGCTGGCCGCGCTCGGTCAGGCCCCCGGCGCAAATGCCCATGCTGTCACTGTCGTCGGTCGAAGTTACCGCCGGGTCAACCCAGACGGCAACGCGCACAAACTCGGGCAGGTCCGCGGCGTCGATGTGCTGAAATTCGATGTGATCCCAAATGCCGCCGGTCTGCTCGACTTCGTGCTGGGCTTCCTGGAGAAAGGCGGACAGGCCCCAATCGAGTATTTGTTGGTTGCAAACGTCAATGTTCTGCCCGGCCCAGGTTGCATCTCCGCCCGTAACAAAGTAGCGCATCCGACCCAGGGCGTCGTCAAAGCGATGCTCGTAGGTCATGTTTTCGACCGCCGGGTAGGGGCCGCTAATAATCCGGTCTGTCAGAAATTCCTTGCCTTCCTCGGGCCAGGGGGCAAGGCCAGAAAGGTAAGCCGCGATGCTCGCCGGGTGGATGATGTTCTGGACAAACAGGATGGCGCAATCCCTCGACCCGGCAGGCAAAATACTGGTAGTCAGAGTTTCGATTTTCTTCCTGATAATCTCCGCCGAATCGTGCTTGTCGTCTACATCGTCAATCACGAAAAAATCAGGCCGCGCCTCTTCCACCTTTGCGCCGCGACTGCCAACGTCCAGACCCAGAGCGTCTACGGTGAAATTGCTCGCCGTCCAGACCCGCGACCGCCGCCAGCCTTTGGAGTGACCGTACTTGCCCAACTTACGGGAGGCCATATCGGGGTCGCACTTCGCCATACCGGGCGATTCGAGAATGGACGCAATAGTTTCCACGTGTTTGTCGGCCTTGTCCTGTGTACCGGAGATATACCAGCCGTAGCGCCGCACGCGGCGAAAACCAACCCGAACCGTGGCAAGCTCCGCCGTGCTCGACTTACCGCCGCCACGCGGCCAGAATGCCGTGAACGGGCGCGGGCGCTCACCTTTGCGAATAGCCTCTACCCAGTCCCACAAACGTTTGTGGCGGTCCGCAAACTCAAAACCGACATAGGTTCCCAGGTATTTATTAAGCCAAACATCCCAGGCTAAACCCGTATCGGTTCGCCCGGAATGCGCCGCTTTCCCAAACGCAAACGGCCCGGTGTCAACCTCCGGCAGACTGATTGCTGTCCCCAGGTTCAGGGTCATGCTTTGCCAGGGCCTCCAATAATCTGATTGCCTTGTCGGTCATCACGCCGTGCAGAACCGCGGCGCTATCCGCACTTTGCCGCGCAAGCCATTTCTCGTCTCGGAAAAATCTTGATTGCGCCCGCAAAGTTACCAGGTTTTCGTGCAGGTACTCCAGAATCAGGTCGCCAATTTCCTTTTTTTGTGTACCATTCTCCGGCACACCCTCATTTTTCCAGCGGCTCACGGTCGTTTTTGGGATGTCGTAATCTCTGGCAACCTGCCCAATGGACTGACCGGCAAGTAATGCAGCCATTGCTGCCGCCCGCGCTTCTTCGCTGTGTCTACCCATTTCACATCGGCCCTTCCGCCCGGATTGCACTTTGTAGGGCGCTCTTAACTTCTTTCAACACCTGTATGTTGGCTCGCAACTCAGCGTGCTTGCCCGATACGGTCGCAAACTCTACCCGCAAAGCCAGCAATTCCTTTGTGATGGCCTCGAGGAGCTTTACCTTGCCGTCGTAGTCCATGGCTAAAATATCGGTGCCGCCCAGCTTGTCACTCATCGCTCCACCTCACCCACACCACACACTCGTACACAAATTCGCACGTCACGGTAATCGTCATTTCTTGGCCCTCCTCCGCCTCCGCTCCCGCCGCGTTTTGCGCGCCGTAACGATGCGGCGCAGCCAGGTGAGGGGCGAGTAGCGGGGGTGGGTCATGCCACGCCCACCAGATAATGCCGCGCTTCGTCCCAATCTGGGTTGGCCCGCGCGAAGGCGTATCTGACACACATTCCGTACGTCCAACCCACAGGGATATTCGGCCAGCCCTGCGCGGTCAACCACTCGTTCATCTTCGCCCGCCGGGTCGCCGTGATTACATCGTCCATCTCCGCCAGGGTGCAAACCCGGTAGACGGTGGGCAGGGCCACGAGCGCGGTCAACTGCGCCGCCGTGCCCGCCACGAGATACAGCCCCCATTGCCCCTGCTGCGCCCCCAGGCAGTAACCGGAGATGGGCGTGGTAGTAAAGTCCACATCGGGCAGGCCGCTTGCCATTTGGATAATCGCATATCCGCGCATAGTTACGCCGCCGTAAAACTAGCAATCGTGTTGGATGCGTAGGTGCTGAATAGCCCGTGGCGGGTGTTGTTGGTGATGCCCGTGTCACCCACGGTTTGAGTGGTTCCTATGGCTACCGAGTTGTAATACAAATCTACGCTGTTCCCGCTCTTGACCACCCGCAGCACCCGACCCGCGGCGTAGGCTGCCGCGGACGCAATCAGGCTGGTATAGGTTCCCGCCACGCACTTAACCAGATTGGCATTCGTGCCGTCATGGTAGGCGATGATGAAATTGGCGGGCGTGGTTGCGCTATCCAGGCAGACAACAGCGCCCGCCTGCGTGCCCGCGGTCAGGGTCAGGGGTACGGAAATATCCACATTGGCGCTGCCCAGGTTGCGGGTACAGAACGTATCGGCCAGGGTGACAAGCTTAATCGAATAGTCGTCTATGTAAATCGTCCCCGCCGCGGTCAGATAAGCAACCGGGTATGCACCGCTGCCGCCTATGGTTTCGCGATATACGCCAACAAAATTATTCCACGCACCGGTTGTCAAATCGGTGCGGCTACGGTCGATAATCCAGGCCCCGTTATCTCCCCGCCGGATGGCGGCTTTTGTGGTATTGCCGCTGGGGTACGACCAAAAACTGTATACGTACCAGCCGCCTGTCGTCGTGGCAAACGTAGCGCCCTGGATTCCGCCACTCACAGCGCCGTAAACCAACTTTCGGCTATACGTTCCGCCGTGGGCCTGCTCGTTGCTGCGCTCATTTGTGCCTGGAGTGCCCCAGTTCGACCAGTTTTCGTCCAGCTCCATATTACCGTTCGTGACAAGTTCGCTCCCCAGCCCCGGCGCACCCGCCGCGGCGTTGCTCGATACCGTCCATCTTCCCGCGGTGTACTCCCAGCCGTTGGCAAGGTCGCCGTCGGCGCGGGTAAATTCATCCGTGAAGGGCAGGAGCGACACGGAGCCGCCCCGCCCGATCATAAATCGCCGTCTCAGTCCGAATCCCATGTTACCCTCCGTTCCCGAACACGGCTGCTTCCAGCCGCTCCAACTCAATCGCAATTCCCGGCATTGGCCCGCGATACCCCAGGCCCCGCGCCCAGGCGTCGAGCTGTGCGGCCCATTCGTCCAGGCTCACGGTTTCGGTCTGTGGCGGCACCCGCGCTTCGTACCATGCGCGGCGGGCGAAGTTCAGGTCGATGTCAGCATCCCCGCCCGTGCAGCCGAACTCGGCCGCCCGGCGGTTGCCGTTGGCCGAAAACTGGTGCATCTCCATGCGGGCAGCGGGCCAGTCATTCGGGATCAGCACGGCAGAGTTGCCGCCGTTCCAATGGGCCGCGTTCAGATCGCAGCGGGCCGCGACCCACGCCTTATCTTCCGCGCCTGTCACCTGCGACCAGCAATAATGGCTGGTGTAGACAATCGGGTAATAGCCGAGTTCCGCGTGAATATTGGCAACGTACTCACGGACAATCCAGCCGGGTAACGGCACTTCCACATCGACCATGTGGTAGAGTGCGCCCCGGTCCGCCCCAGTCTTATCCAGGTACAACCGGGCCTGGGCCAAACCGGAGTAGGGCCGCAGGAAGTGGTACAGGCCGAACGGGTAATCAATATCGTTCGCGGCGGCGCGGCGGGCGTCGAGGGTTTGGTCTTTCCAGTTGCTAATGCCTTCCGTCGCCTTTTGGTAGAATGCGACCGCCCCGGCCGCGCGCATTTTGACAAAATCAACCGTCCCGTTCCAATGGCTGATGTCAGTAATCAGCACCCGGTCAGCCGCGGGAATGCCCGGCACATAGCCCAGGGCCGCGATAGATCGCAGCGCGGCGGTGACTTTGGCCCGCCGCGGGATAGCGCCAGCGCGCATGGGGCGGGTGTCGATAAAGTTGGTTGTGTCACCAGTAATGTTGGTCATCTTGTCACCATGTCTTGTAATTGCATTCTGTTTCCCAATTTGTCAGCCCCCTCTCGTGGTCGTCTTTCCACGAACGGCGGCGCGCCTTGGATAATTGGCGCTTCCAGTACCGCCCGATATGCGCGCCGGGCCATACGCGGGTAAAATTTAACCACCAGGGCATTACCCGGCCGTTGTGCTTCCAGGGTTTATTTTGTGGGTTGCGGTAACGGTTCGCCATTTCATAACCTTTTCAATCCTTCCCACGGGCTTTCCTCGCCCAACAGCCACGGGTACCCATCCCGCACAATCACCGCGCCCAGGCGGTGAGCGTCTCGCGTGGTGTGCCTCTGTGCGGCGTAGGCGAGCCGGGTTTCGTCAACGCAATGGCCCATTGCAATCGCCCAATGCTGGCCCGACAAATCCCGGCGCAGGCTCCAATCGTGCGAGTGGCCAGCCAGGACGTGACATAGGAATTTGTTAGCCAGGGCCGCGGGCATCGTCTTCGCCGCGGACTTCGGGTGCTCGATCTGGTAGCGCCCGGCGCAGGTGTCAAGGTGGCTGTAATAATACGGGGCGGTGCGCCATAACGGGTTATTGCCCTGGTTGACCTGCACCAGAAGCTCGGACGGCATGAGCGGCGATTGAAATATTCGCAGCGCCCGGCCCTCATGATTGCCCATCACCCAATCAATCCCGCCCGGAAATGCCTGGGCCAGCAGCCGAAACACCTTGCGGGCCTCGCCCATCTCGCCGGATACGTCCGCGTCAGGTGTCAGCGCCCCGATTCTCTCGAGGAGCTGCACGCCCTCGTCACGAAACTCATCCGGTAGTTTTTGCACGAATGTCACCGCCTCATCCTTTTGTTTGTCGTCCAACCCGCCTTTGTGCTCCGCCTTCCAGTTTCGGTCGAATGTGCTGAAGCTGTCCAGGTGGAGCGCGTCGCCTGCTAATATCGCCTGGCTGATACCCCAGGTGCACGCAAGATCCAGGACCCGGTTGATAAAATCGGCGTGGTGAAACGGGATCTCCAAATCGGGCAGGATCACGCAATCACCCGTGCGCTCCAGGGGCTTGTCGTACCGGGGATACCCGCTTTCGGGCAAGCGTACGGCGGGGCGCACTTCTGCATCCCGGCGCAGCTTGTATGCCTTGCGCTTCACGCCTTCGGCTGTGCGCCCCAGGGCCTCCCCGATGTCCCGGTAGGTCATGGTGTCCCAGTTGGCCTCGAGATAGGCTGCCTCTTCGGTTGTCCAGGGTGTGATTTTCATGTTGTAAGGTTCTGTTTTTGCAAGCGGTCTATTTCCGCAAATAACTCGTCTATGTCGTCATTTTCGAGTTGTCCGTCTTCGTGCCTCTCGCGCATCTTTTTTAGGCGGCTTGCGGTCATCGTTTTTGTCTTGCGCTCGAAAAGGACAAAGGTATCCTTGTCTTCCACCTTATCGAGATAACAGTACCGATGACACCCATCGTAGTAGTAAACCGCCTTGTCGTCTTCCGCGAGAACTTTGGTTTCGTCCCCGGCGTCGTTATATGCGGTACTTTTCTTGAAGCGGATATACTTGACTTTGCTCATGGTCGCATGTCTGTAAGGTTCTACTCGCAGTCATCCGCGCCGCTGGTCATTCCCAATTTAGCTTCCAGCGCCGCAATCCGGGCGTCTCTGGCTTCCAGCTTCTTTTGCAGGCTGTCAATCTCGCGCCCCTGCTCCTCGATCGTGCGGCCCTGCTGGGCAATTGTGCCCCCCTGCTGGGCAATTGTGCGCCCCTGTTGGGCAATGGTGTCATCTTTGTCACTCAGGGTTATTTTGAGCTTGACATTTTCCGTTTCCAGGGCGGAGACGCGGCACTCAAGCTGCTTGTACAGTCCCTGCCACATGCCAATGATGGCCTGGGCCTGCTCCACGATTTCGGTGTCGGTATCAGCCTGGAGCCTGTCAGCGTCGGCCTGCAGCCGGTTCGCGTCGGCGTCGGTTTTGCGGTTATCAGAGCGGAGCTTGAGTATCGCCACAATCCCAACTCCGCCGCCGCCAAAGATTGCACCCACCAGGGCAATGATGAATAGCTGCGTGGGGGTCATGGCTAGTATGGAATTTCGTCGTATGGCGCGCCGCCAATGCCCAGCCCGGCGTGGTCGCTCTGGCTGTCATCCTCGCGCTTCGGCAATATCTGGTATGTGCCCTGGTTGGCAACCAGCAGGAGCATGAATGCCCGGATCAGCAGGAGCGCCCCATCCTCAGAACAGGCTACGGAAACGCCGGGCATGAGTTTATCCAGGTATCCCGCGCAGGACAGGGCAAAAATGGCAACGGCCGACGCCAGCAGCACACCCAGCATCACGAGCCGCTGAGGGGTGTCGTCCAGGTCGTTGTACCATTTGTGTAAGCCGGGGATATACTCGAAGCCGATAGACAAGATGGCTCCGGCAATCAGGATAAGGTAATCTGAGATTTCCATGACTATTGCTCCTTTATCGTTTATGCCGGGGCGGGGTCTATGGGGTCTTCCCTGCCCCACCCCGGCGGCCCGCAGCACTGGGATTATTTCACCCTGTGCGGGCATTGTGTGTGACTGGCATCATCGGGGGGATGTACCCCCGCTGTCACCGGATTAAACAAAAACAGCCACCGAATTAACTCCGGTGGCTGCTTGTCCTGAGAGATTTCCCCCGCAATAGCAGGGGCGGCCTGTTTAGATAGGTTGTTAAGACTATAGTAGCACAAATATTCTTTCAGGTCAACAATCAGTTATGCTTCGCTCTCCTTCACTTCCCCAACTATCACAAGGAAAGTATTGTCGCTTTTATTTTCAGATACCGAAGTGACTTGAGTTGACTCCTTGAATTGCACGTTGTTCAAGTAGTATTCTATGGCCCTCATCATCTCTGCCTGGTTTAGTACGAGTGTGTTGTAGCCGATCATTGCATTTCCTCCTCGTGTCTCTCTTCTGTCTCTTTGGTGGCGTAGATTGTCACAGTGTCCATATGGATAAGAATATAGTCGTCGGACACATCCTTCCCGGTACGCATGAGGCCCGGCAGGGTGTCGAGTTGCCGTTCGAGCCATTGTACAAAATCAATCCCCCAGACGTCGATCCCGCCGCGCAATACGACGGTGATCTTGCTCGCCTTGAGCGCGCTATCCCACCGGCGGCGCAACTCATCTTCGATTGGCCTGGTATTCCAGCGTTTTTCCGCCCCGCTCTGTCCCCGGTCGCCGTCGCTGGTGCATTCACACTTGCGGCAGGTGATGTAGTACCACTTTCCGTCGCGCTCAATGGTTGGATCTTCTTCCCCGCAAAACGGGCAGGGTTTCAATTCGTCGCTCATGCTTCACTCTCCTCGCACGTACACCAGATATACGGCGTGCCGCATTCCGGGCAATTCCCGACATGCTCCCGGTCTTCCGGCAAGCCGCACGACGGGCAAAACAACTGCCAGTGCGGGTGACGCCATGTCCAGCCTTCGCGCCTCATAGCTGCCGCCCGCGCCTTCTGTTCGTCCGGATCATGCCCGGCAACTTCGCTGCAGTTGTCGCAGGCGAAAATGTGAGATGTTCCGTCAAATTTGTGCGTCATGCTTCACTCTCCTCATCGACTATCAGCGCCTCGACAAACAGGCTTCCCCCGTAGGTCTGTACGGTTATCATCGAACCGTCCTCGAACGTAATGTCTAGGCGACCACGAGTCTCGGTTATATCAGCCAGGACTTTCCCGGAAAACAAATCCAGGCATTCGGTCTGTATCAGATTTGCGCTCATTTTGCCCACCTCCTCAGATTGCGAATGTGAATAATGGCGTAGAGCAGCACGCCGGGAAACAGGCCCCATTGTTCGGTCGCAACGGTATAGATTATCCACAACACCTGATTGGCAATTCCCAGGCGCGGCCCCCACTTTGACTTATTGCCCATCTGCCAGAGCATAAGCGCGGACGTTGCGCTGAGTATCCAGGGCATCCAGGCGCTCATTCTCTCCTCCGCCTCTCCGCCAGATCCGCAAAAAATCCATGCGCCGCCGAATCATCCATGTGCCATTCCTGCCCATGCCCGCACCGGCAGTTATAGCGCGTATACCACCCGTGCGCCTCCACGCTCAGTACCGCGGCGACATCAAACGTGGTCCGCAGGTACGCCGCGCCGCGCTCATCGCGCTCGATATACCCCAGCGGTTCGCCGCATTTCTCGCACAACCACGGGCGGGGGGATGGGGTGACGGCGATTGCTACCGTGTATTCAGGTTTCGTTTCCATTTCGACCTTTCGCCGCCAGGGGTGAGACGGGCGGCTTATTCACACTGACTGGCACAAGTGTCAATAACGATGTGGCTTATTGACACATCGGACATTCTGAGTGCGGGTAATTACCAGGGGCGATACTTTGCCCGCACGGAATAACAGGGGTTACGCGGCGGTACTCGTTTCATGCGCAGGCTGAGTATCGTTCCTGCCCAGCCAGAAGTGATTAGGCAGGATGCCGTTGCTCGTGCGGATTTCGATTGCCCCCGGTTTGGCCGCGCCGTTCGTCATACTCGGATGGACAAAACAGGTCGTTGGGGCATGCCCGTATTTTTTGGCGTAGTAGGCCGCGGCCTTCTGGATCTTCGCGTCCAGTTCGGTGTTGGGGTCATTGTCAAACCAAAGCATTCCGATTTTCATTTCGGCATCTCCAATGCGTTCTCAATTGCCTGTATGGTCATTTGCAGCGCGTCGCCGTCCCTGACCATATCGCCCGTGAAGCGGAACACCTGCCAGCCGTTCAGGGCGGCAAGGTTGTACTTCTCGCAGTCTCGCGTAAACCCCGCCCCGCTCGTGTGGCGTCCGCCTGTCCAAACGCCGCCCTCGATTTCGACCGCAACGCGCAGATCGGGCCAGGCAAAGTCAAACGCAAAGCGGCGCGGGGCGGCAAAGCGGTATTCGCGCATCGGCTCAGGCAGGTTTACCATGCGGACGTGGAAGGCGAACAGGTCTTCGAGGGCGCTCATGCTTCACGCTCCATCACCGCCACGCGCCGCACCTGCCTCACGTCCCCCGTGCCCACCTCGATAATCTTCCACCGCGCCCCGTCCAGGTCTTCCACGATGGCGCCAATCGCCAGCCTATCCCCCGCCACGGCAGCCACCAGCTCATCGGCGGTCATGACGGCCTCGGGCGGGGTCCCGGCGGGCGTGGATACCGCCGCGTACAGCCCGGCGGGTATGGGGTGCGGGACCAGCGCGGCGGTTGTGTTGGCCTTGGCCCTGTATGCGGGGCAGAGGCCGGGGTCTTCGCGGTGGCGCGGCGGGCGGTACTGGACACGGCAGGCGGAACAGCGCCGGGTGCGGGGGATGTAG